ATCAAGTGATGGGTAATAGTCCTTAACAGGACAATCGGAGGAAGATTGGTTGAATTCATTTAAGTGTTACCCCAACATTTTCATATTGAGTTCAATTAGATATATCTTTTTTCAAACTAGGACATTGTGGCCAATCCCCATGGTGTCTGAAAATATCTGATTTGTAACAATTCCAAACAGGGAGCCACCCCGAAAAAGAGTGGCTATCCGAGTAACCCGGAAAATTTTGGGTTACAAAGTCTGGAAGGCATTATAAACGAATGGACATGCTTTGAAGATAAGTTCTTTTCAAGAACTTATTTCTTAGCAGAGGTCCGATTAGACCCAGTTGTCTTGTCATTGATTCATCTTGATGAATCGTTGGAGGAAATTAACCTCCCGAGTGGAAAGACGATCTTATTTGATCGACATTCTGCTCGACGACATGCAATGACAGCTGGCGAGGAAGTAAAACAACGTTGGAAAACCATGAGTAAAAAGAAGGATTTTAATCCTCTTTTATTTATGGTTCACAACAATTTACCCCTCGATAAAATCTGTGGAACTTTCCCCATAATCTTTAAAGATTATAGGAGATTGGCCCACGCACTACGCATATCTTGGGCATTTTATTTAACAATGAGAATGAAAAAGCTAGGTGATGAACCTTTTCTTCAAAGAAGAGCTAATAAGCTCTTTGCTTTGAAAGGAAAGAATCATTTAACTGCTATTTTCAGTCACATATATTCTCAACTTCGGCAAAATAAAGTTGAAGATGAGAAGGATATAATAAAATGCTTAAAAAACTCGTTATGTTATCATGTCTCTGAAGTCATGGATCAAGAGGAACTCCCTGAGGGTCACCATATAAATTTGGTTCCCTTAGCTATGAGACGACTTATAGAACGATTGGGTAAGAAAGGAAAGATTGATTTTTTCTTTTCCTTACTACAATCAAAGGTTCTATGTAAAGAAGTCCCAGAGGAGTTTATCCTTGATACTTTGGCCAAACACCGTGAACAGTTATCCGCTGAAACAACAGCATTACCAGAGGAAACTCTAGTAATCCTCAAAGAGAGGGGACGACAATTTGGAAAAATAGTACGAAAGTACTATAATCCACTTCACGGATTCAATCCAACACATAAAGCTACTTTTGCTTTCCCCCAACTTTCAGGAGGGGTGAAAGGAAATTTAGTTTATGATAATAGATTGAAAAATTCTACACTAGGAGCCCTTCCTTCCAATGAAACGGATAGGATGGAACCCTTAGTGATAGGATTGTTTGGTCAGCCAGGAATGGGTAAGAGTAGTTTACTTCCTTATTTAGTTAGTAAACTCTCTAAGCTTTTTCCTGGAGTTCAGAGAAGTGATCTCACTTATTCTCGTTCTTGTAATACTGAACATTGGGATGGCTATAGCCATCAACCAATTACAATATTAGATGATCTGGGTCAGTCTTTAGAAGGACAGGATATAAAAGAATTCCAAACTTTGGTTTCTTGTAATCCTTATGTTCTTCCTATGGCTGATTTACCAGAAAAGGGAAGGTTATTTACCTCACCTATCATCATTGTAACGAGTAATTTGGTATATGGACAACAATTGTCAATTACCTATGAAGATTCTACTGGAATTTTGGATGAAGCCTCCTTTTGGAGACGATTCCATGTTCCTTTATTCATTGAATTTAAAAAAATTCATAAACTTAAAGACGATCCTATTTGGATACGTCCTGAAAATCTTCTAGATAATAACAAATCTTATTCATATAAACAGAATGTATTAAGTAGTACTTATTTTCAGATGAAGCCGGCTTTCCGTAAGGAACAGGTGGCTTCTGATAAAGATAAACGTATTACTTTTAAACAAGATACTTGGGAAGAGGTTCCATTGGAATATCTTTCTAGTATCTTGGATACATATTCTGTTAGATCACGATTTCATAATAACATTAGACGAACGTGGACTCAAACTATCAAATCTCAAGTTGAGACGAACATTACTCAGGTTGGAAAGGAATTTTATGAAAGGGAAATTAATCCTTTTCTTCCGACCAGCCTGGGTTTTGATTCGTCACCTGAGATTCGATCGAATACCTATTCAATTGAATTTGATGCTTATCCTCCGGATGAGCCTCTACCTGTAAGAGTGGAACCCATTAGGGAACCCCTCAAGGTGAGGACCATCACAGCGGGAGTAGCAGATTGTTTTTGTTTGAAACCTTTACAGCACGCCATGTGGCTTGCTTTAGATTCTCAACAACAATTCTGCTTAACTCATGGTACAAATCGATTAGAACCATCTATCGAAAGGATTTACGAAAATTCGGATCCTGATGATGTATGGATTTCTGGTGATTATACCGCAGC